AGCTCTTAGATTTCATCCGCCGGGTGGTACAGGAGCACTGTCCCGGGATCAGCACGGTGGCCGACATTTTCGCGGGCACCGGGGCCGTGGCCTCCGCCTTCACCGACAAGAAGCTGATCACCAACGATATCATGTACAGCAACTATATCTGTCACAAGGCCTGGTTCGACAGCCAGCCCTATTCGGAGGAGAAGCTGGTGGATCTGATTCTGGACTACAACAGTCTCCGGGTGGACGAGGAGAACTACATGACGGAGAACTTCGCGGACACCTATTTTTCCAGGGAAGACTGCGCCAGGATCGGCTACATACGGGAAAATATCGAGAACCTGTACAAAAAAGGGGAGATCAATGAGCGGGAGCGGGCGCTGCTCATTACCTCCCTTCTCTATGCCATGGACAAGATCGCCAAGACCTGCGGCCACTATGACGCCTACCGCAAGGGGGCGGTGTTTGACCGCCACCTGGAACTGGCGCTGCCCGTGCCAGAGGGGACGTTAAACGCCAACAACGTCTGCTACAACGAGGACACCAACGAGCTGATGAAGAAGATCGAGGCGGACCTGGTCTACATCGACCCCCCCTACAACTCCCGCCAATACTGCGACGCTTACCATTTACTGGAAAATGTCGCCCGTTGGGAGAAGCCCCAGGTCCACGGTGTGGCCCGGAAGATGGACCGCAGCGCGCTTAAGAGCGACTACTGCACCACCAGGGCGGCGGATGCGTTTGAGGACCTGATCCGCAATACGAAGGCCAGGTTCATTTTGCTGTCCTACAACAACATGGCGGAGAAGGGGGACGAGCGGTCCAACGCCAAGATGAGCGACGAGGACATCAAATCCCTGGTGGACGTGGCGGAGCGGCGGTATGTGAACAACGTCAACCTGACGGCGCTGACTCCGATGATCACGGTCAACGGAGCCAACACCGGGCGGACCGCCGCCGACCGCCAGAGCCTCGCCAATGCCATCCGGGACATTCTGATCGAGCAGACCGCCTCCGGCTCCACGCGCAGCACGGCGCGGCCCGCAAGCGGATAAGAAAAGAGGAGGCCGGTATGTCCGTCAATAACTTCGGATTGTTTTTCACGCGGGACGGTACGGTCATCCGCCTGCCGGTGAACCCGGAAAAGTTGCCCGTGGCCCGGGACAACGACAACAGCGAATACAACGTGCTGGGCATCGGCCCCATCATGATCCCCCGCATACCCAAGCTGCGGGAGGTAACCATTTCCTCCTTTTTCCCCGGGCGGGAGTTCTCTGGAAGCAATCAATGGGGCGCCTTCCACCCGCCTGAGTATTACATCCAGTTCTTTGAGAGCGCCATGAACGACAAGGCGCCCATCATCTACACCCCTGTGCGGTACTATGAGAACGGGGAGCCATTCATGACTGGCGACACCGGCTTTGAAGTGCTGATCACCCAGTTCAACACCGAGGAGCGCGGAGGGGAGACCGGCGATTTTTACTACGATCTGACTCTGACCGAGTATCGGGATTATACCCCGCAGTCTCTTTCTGCACAGAGCGGCCGGCAGCCCGCGGGGATGCCGGTGGAAGTCACAGCGGAACCCTCCCGCACAATCCCGCAAGGACAGCTTTATGCTGGTGCGGCGTGCATTGCCAACGGCTCCTATTTTTACACCAGCTACGGGGATGAGCCCCACGGCACGGCCTCCGGACGGAGGGTATTGGTGTCCCGGATTGTAGATGCCACCCGCCCCGCCAGCGTCCACATCACAGACGAGGCCGGGAATCCCCTGGGCTGGATAGACAAAAACGCCCTCCAGGTGGTGAGCGATACGTGAAGACAGAGCTGATTATTGCCAACAAGTCCGTCGGGAAGATGTGGGAGATATCCAACTCCGTGCCGGAGGTTACCTGGAGCACGGAACGCACCGGTTCGCCGGGCACACTGAAATTCAATGTGCTGAAAGCCGGGGATCTGAGCTTCGCCGAGGGCGATATCGTCCGGTTCTCGGCGGACGGCCAGCTCCAGTTCTACGGCTGGGTATTCACCAAGAGCAAGGACCGCTGGGGGGAGATTCAGGTCACATGCTACGACCGCATCCGCTATCTGAAGGCCAACGCATCCTATAACTTTGAGGCGCAGACCGCCGGGGATATGCTCCGGCAGATTGCCGCCGACCTCCAGATTGACGTGGGGCAGGTAGCGGATACGGGGTACGCTATCCCGGACTTCTATAAGGAGGACGAGAGCTGCCTGGATATCCTGGGGGAGGCCATCCAACAGACCCTGCTCAACACCGGGAACATCTATGTGCTGTTCGATGATGGAAACGGACTGGCCCTCCGGCAGCCCCGGGATATGGTCTCCAACGTGGTCATCGGCGACATGTCCCTGCTGACCGACTACACCTACAAGACCGACATCGACGAGCAGACCTACAACCACGTCAAACTGGCCCGGCCCAACGAGGAGACCGGCAGGGCGGATGTGTTCGTAGCGGAGGACAGCGCCACAATTGGACAGTGGGGCATGCTCCAGCTCTACCAGACGGTGGATGGCACCATGAATGACGCGCAGGTACAGGCCCAGGCCCGGGCCACCTTGTCGTGCTATAACCGCCGGATGCGGACGTTGAAGGTATCCTCCCTGGGGGTGCCCGGCCTGCGGGCGGGACAGATGGTGCTCATGAAGGTGCAGGGTCTTGGGGATATCAATCTCGACCAATACGTCCTTTTGGAGAAGGTGACCCACACCTGGGCAAATGACGACCACACAATGGAGTTTGAGACCCTGGGGCTGGAACATGTGTAAGAGGTGAGTGCGTGGATCTGAAAGATGTTCTGTACCAGATGATGCAGGAGAACACCGCCGCCGGGCAGCCAACAGACCTGCGGGTGGGCACGGTGACCAGAGAAGAACCGCTGGAGATTACCATTAACCCTGCCACATCTCCCCTGAGACGGAGGCAGCTCTGCCTCACTGAGCCGGTGATTGAGAAGAAAATCCCGGTGCTGGCCCACAGGCACCGGATTCAGACCCTCTCCCACACCCATGCCAACTCGGCGGGCACCACCACCACGGGACTGGACGGCTCCTACCTGGGGGAATACGCTCTGGTTTCTGAGGGGGCGGACGCCACCCTGCAGGGGGAGGACATTGTGTGCTGGGAGGACGGGAAGAAGCTGCCTGTCAAGGACGGTTTTATTATCCTGAACCGCAGGCTGGAGGAGGGGGACAGAGTGCTCCTGCTGCGGGTACAGCACGGGCAGAAGTTCATCGTCCTGTCCCGGATTTTTGAGGAGGAAGCCTGATGCCGACTTTGCCTACATCCGCTATCGACCTGTCCGCCGGGGTGTCCTTCGTCTCCCAGCCCTCCAGGACGTGGTATATCAACAAGGAAACCAACCGCATCCAGGGGGAATGTGACGGCTGGTATTCTGTCCGGCAGGCTGTGGAGGTCATTCTCAATGTGGAGCGGTTCCGCTGGCAGATTTATTCCCCCTACTCCGGGATGCAGTGGGATGGGCTCATCGGGCAGGACCCGGGGTATGTGGCCTCGGAACTTCAGCGGCGTATCACCGAGGCGCTGAAAATGGACGACCGGGTGCGGGGGATATCCAGCTTTACGTATGCCGTGGAAGGGGATATGTTGAGGGCCTCCCTCACCGTGAACACAGTATATGGAGAGATGCAGACCAGTGTGGAGGTGGATATCACTTGATTGACTTTACTCAAGAGACCTATGCCAGCCTCCGTCAGGAGATGCTGGACCGGGTGCCCGATACTTATGACAAGCGGGACACGGCCCCCATCCCCACGGCCATCTCCCCGGCGGCCTACACCCTGGCGGGGTTCTACCTCACTCTGGACCGGGTGCAGCGGGCGGCCTTCGTGCAGACGGCTGTGGGGGATTCCCTGGATATGCTGGCTGTGATTGGCGGCCTGACCCGATATCCGGCCTCCGCCGCGGTACGCCTGGGCGTGTTCAATACCTCTGTGCCCATTGGAGCCCGGTTCTCCACCATCAACGGAGCGGGCTCAATCAACTTTACCGTAACGGCGGCAACCGATACGGGGAACCAGTACCAGCTGGCCGCGGAGACCCCCGGCGCCATCGGAAACGAGTACACCGGGCCCATCCTGCCGATTACCGCCATTCCGGGGCTGACCAGTGCACAGATTACGGATATCCTGGTGCCTGGTGACGACACAGAGACCGACAGCGCATTTCGGGAACGGCTGATTGAGGCGCTCAATAACCGTCCCTTTGGCGGCAATATTGCCGACTACCGCCAGAACGTCCTCGCCATTGACGGCGTGGGCGGGGTGCAGGTATACCCCACCTGGAGCGGCGGTGGCACTGTGAAGCTGTCCGTTCTGGGGGCGGATTTCCTGCCTGGCTCATCCACACTGGTGGAGAAGGTGCAGAATGCCATCGACCCGCCCCCCAACCAGGGGCTGGGGCTGGGCTTGGCCCCTATCGGGGCAAAGGTGACGGCGGTGGCCCCGACAGGGTTGGCGGTGAATGTCTCCGCCACCCTCCTGCTGGCCGCCGGATATGCCATCGGACAGGTGCAGGAACCGGTGGAGCAGGCCATTGAGACATATCTGCGCAGCGTGCGGCAGGGGTGGGACACCAACGTGTCCGCCAACAACGTGTCCTACGCTGCCGATGTGTACGTGGCCAGGGTTACCGCCGCTATCGTGGGGGTGGCCGGCGTGGTCAACGCCACCAACGTGCAGCTCAACGGCGGTACGGCAGATCTCCTCCTGACGGAGACGGGCGAAACCCAGCAGGTGCCCGTGATAGGGACGGTGACGCTGAATGAATCCAATTGAGCTGGATACCAGCCTGCTGTCCCTGCTGCCCCCGTGGTACCGGGAGGTGCTGGACTATCAGCAGATCTGCTTGACCGAACAGCAGCAGTTTGAGGCCCTGGCGGAGGAAATCGTGGGTGTGGCTGACAATTTCTTTTTCCAGACGATGGACGAGAGGGCGGTTGGCATGTGGGAGCAGGTATTCCGAATTGTACCAAACCCACAGGTGGAAAGCCTGGCATTCCGAAGGACCCGCGTGCTCAACCGCATTTCTACCCGTCCGCCCTATACCCTGGGATTCCTCTATCAAAAGCTGGACGAGCTGATTGGGCCGGGTGAATGGAAGGTCACGGTAGACTACCCAAACTACACACTTTATATCGAAAGCGCGGCCCAAAACCAGAACTACGCCACTGAGCTGGCTTTCACCATCAACCGTATCAAACCGGCGCATATCGTGTGGGTCAACGCCCCGTTTGTGCGGACGGGGCTGCTGCTCTCCGAGATAATTTCGTCCGCGCAGAGAATTTATAACTACAGGCTGGGGGCGTGGGAGCTGGGGCGGCTGCCCTTCGCAACCGACGGCCCGGAGGGAGTGATTAAGATGCCTGAGACGCCATCCATCCAGCAGGCCCTCTTGGCCGGTGTGGCGAACTTCGTCAGCGGCGATGTGGCCTCCGCCCGGGTCAACGGAACAGTTGCGATTACCGGACTGACCAAGACCGTGGAGGGGTCGGAGCTGACCGTCACCTATACCATCATGCCGTCCCAGGCCACAGAGATCACCGCCCTGGAACTGCTGGATGCAGAGGGGAATATCCTCACGTCCTCCACCGTGTATATCCCTGTTACCACGAATGTGGTCTTGAAGCACATTATCCCCGTCGCGGAAGGAGTGGTAAGCAATGGCTGAAAATCCGATCAAAACTCCGCTTCCGGCAGACTTGCCGGAGGACTGGACCGGCGGACAGACCGTGGCCCCCACCGGGGCAGAGGTGGGCTTGAGCGAGCAGCACGGCTACAACTACCTCATGGAGCAGGTCAACGCCGCGCAGACGGCCGCTAAAGAGATCGGAGAGGCATTTTCGGGACTGGCGACGCTGGGGCCCGATGGCAAGGTGCCTGGTGAGCAGCTCCCTGACATAGGTGGATTTTATGAGGTGGAGGAGGCGGTGCCTCCGGCCTCCCGGAAGGCAAATACGCTCTATGGCCTGATTCTGGCGGATTATACAGGGACAGGAGGTGAGGGGTAATGGCACAGGTCTATGTCTGGGGAA